TTAGAAGATGATTATGGTACGGATGAACATGATACTGATATAGATTCCGAATTAGATACAGATGATGAATTATACGACGAAGACAGTGAGGAAGAATATGAGGAAGACGCAGACGAAAATGGTAATCTCAAAGACTTTGTGGTAGATGATGAAAGTGAAAGTGAGGAAGAAAGTGCTTAAAAAAAACCGTTTATATATTAGAAAATGGAAACTGATATTGGTAACCCCATTGAATATAATCCTGTTCTTCAAGAAGTTCCAGAGGAGAAAGATGAAAGTAACGAGAAACACTCTGAGGAGTATTATTTTCATCCGTCTGATTATCCACCGCCACCTCAACAACCTTATCAAGGTCAGGAGTCCTTTGATTTATTCAAGAATGTTGACAAGTCAACTTGGATCATAGCGTTTGCAGTATTTTTACTTGGCTTTTTTATGGGGAAAACCATGCAACCAGTTATCCTCAGGTACACTTGAGAATGGAACAAACTTTCCTATATTACCAACTTTTGGGGGTATGAAATGATTAATAAAAGGGTCTTTATATGTATCCTTAATAAATCCAGCAGTAGTACTGGCTTCAGGTATTTTAACCTTTTTCTTCTCCTTTTTGTTTTCTGGGGTCATCCCCTCAAAAAACAAAATAAAGAAAGCACTGACGAGAATGATTGTTACGATTGTACCAATCATTTAGTATTAGTCATGAAAATTATTTACTTGGAAGAAACCTCGGGTTCACCATCATCCTTAGTTTCTTCGATCTTGGCCTCAGTGGAAGCCTCCTCCTCCTCCTTAATCTCACTCATCTCAGAAGCCTTAGCAGCTTCCTCGCGCTGCTTCTGACGATCCTTCATCTCTTGGTTAACAATCTCATCAGCCTCCTTGACGAGATCCTCCATGTTAGCATCAGGCTTCTCCTTCTTGAGCCGCTCTAGAACCTCAGCTGGGTGAGAGATGGGAGCCTCATCTGGTTTGGTATAGAATGTGGAGTTGTCATCACCAGGGGCGAAGCCAGTCTTGTCGGACATACCTTGTTTACGTTCATTGAACATACGAGCAGCCTGAGCCTGATTCTCCTTATAACCAGTCATGATTTCCTCAAGCTTATCATTAGTGTAGTGAACATCCTCAATCTTAGAGGAGTCGGGTGGGATGAGGAGCCACTTGTACATGTCAACTACATAGATATCAAATGTAGGATCCTCCTTCTGAAGGCGCTTGGCGTGATTCGCAGCCTCGTCACGGTTCGCGAAGGTTCCTCGGATCTTGATTCCAAACTTATCATTCTTCTGGGGGCATTCGGGGCCAACAATAGAAAGGCAAGCGAAAACCTGACCAGGTACGGTCGTATAATCTTGTTCAAGAGACATTATAACCTTTGAACGTTTGTAAACTTTAAGCCCTAAGTAGAGAATTAAAGATATGAAACTATCATGAATTATGGAAGAGATTCGTAAAAACCACAACGACGCCAAGAGAGAGCTCATTCAGAGTGTCACAAGGAGTGGTCAACACATTCTTGATGTTGGTTGTGGTTTTGGGGGTGATTTACAGAAGTGGCACAAGTGTGGTGCCAATATCAATATGTGTGACCCGGAACCTACGGCTCTCGTCGAAGCTAAATCTAGGGCAAAAAACATGCACATGCGGGTGAATTTTTACGAGGGTGACATACACAACTGCCCAAAGAGAAAATTTGACGTTGTCTGTTTCAACTTCTCATTACATTACATCTTCAAGACTAAGGATCTCTTCTTCAGTTCCATCCACGAAATCCGAAAACGCGTAAAACCTGGTGGACTTCTGATTGGTATCATCCCAGATTCTGAAAAGATTATATTCAAAACACCACTTCAAGATGATATGGGAAACTTCTTCAAACTCAAGGATCATGGGAATGGTGGCTTTGGTGAAAAGTTGTTTGTACACCTGACAGACACTCCCTATTACGCAGAAGGACCCAAGTCAGAACCAGTTGGGTACAAAGACCTATTGGTGACACACCTAGAGGAGCTTGGTTTCAAATTACAACTTTGGGAGGGTCTTCGGGGTAACCCAATCTCAGAGTTGTACAGTAAATTTATCTTTGCTTATACTAGATGATACCCTTTTTAGTATTGATCGTGATCAACCTGATCATACTTTTCATGATACGTGAACCAGAGAATTTCGTAGAAGTGAAAAAGAGATACAAAATTCTCAGAGAACATATTGAGAAAACGAACAATGAAAAGTTTCGTGTGTTGATACGCCCAATTCCCTTGACAGCATTGAGGAAGATGTCAGGCACGGTGGGTTACAATGTGAACAAAGGGGCGGACATAACCATATGTATAGACGGTGAAGTAAATGAGATTATGCATGTGTTAATTCATGAGCTTGCGCACAGCACAGTACCCGAGTGGACACATTCTGAAAACTTTTGGAACAACTTCATGGAGTTGAGAGGGGTATGTGAATCTATAGGAATTTACACTAGATTGCCAGACAAGACCAAATTCTGCGGTCAATACATTCAGGATAAATAAAATCTCGTAATAAGATAAATGCAAACTCCTGTTAATGATATGTTAGCAGCGATTTTTTCGTGGGTTGTGTTCTACGCGGTTACACAAGTCCCTAAGCACACTGATAACTACTACGCAAACCTAATTTTCTTAACCGTTGTTATTCCCAACGCCGCTCGCGCCATTGTTGGTGACATTCCCCGTCTCGCAGTCGATCGCTCTTTCTTTGCTATGGCGACCCTTTTCGCGCTCATCATCACCTTCGCTATTAACGAATGGTGGAAGCGTTCTAAGGATACGGTCAAGAATTTTCATAAGAGTGATAGAAGGAAGCATTTGGAGTTGAACGGTGTTTTAGCTACCGCTTTCATTGGTGGTGCTTTGATTACCTACTTCAGTGGCATAGATAATTCTATCTATAACAACATGATGCAGGCTTAAGTCCTGATAATGTAGCTCTTCGCAAAGAAGAAGATGATAGCGGCTACTCCTCCAGTAGTCGCTAAACCAACCATACTTCTACCCCCTTGTTCGTTAAGGAACTTGGGGATAGAGGTCGCAAGACGATCCTGAATGGGCTTGCTAACGGCAATAGCGGTACAAACAGCTACAACGAGGGCAGTAAGCTGATCATCGGTGAGATTGAGAGGGTTTTTGCTCTCGGGAGCCTCCTCCTTAGTTTTTTGGGAGGGGGAGGGGTAAGCAGCTTGGGGTTGAGCAGCGACCATTTGAGGCATGACACCCTGTACCCTGGGATCCTCTGTCATCGCGGGTGGTTCCATCATAATGTCATTAATGGGTGTAGAGTCCATAGTGTCTTTATTTGTACCCATATTTTTTTCCTCTTGTTTAAACGCTGTAGAGGGTTTATCTTGGGTCTGTAATGGTACCATACCTTCACCATCATCAAAGAGGTTCATAGTGTACACGTGTTCGGAAGACATGTTATTATAATCACATGTTTTCTTGAAGTGTTAAGTGACGCGCCTATTTCTTTTTCGTAATCGTGAGTTTGGTTTTCTTTGTCGTCTTTTTAGCGTCCTGCTCCATTTGATTTATATGCTTTGGGTTGTACATCTTCTTATGCATATTCCAAAGTTGAGGGCTACCAACTCTGAAGTTTTTCCGAAGAGTTGCTTTGTACCAAAATACACAATCTTGAATCTTGTTAGACTTCACAGTATTGTCTAACACGAGGCATTCGTAATTTTCTGTACACGCATCCATCACCTTACAGAACATATCAAAGGATGGAAATATACCAAAGAATGATTTGTAAAGTTTCTCTCTATTTTGTATGATGTTCTCTCTCAAAATAAACACGTAATCCACATTGGCTCGTAGTGCTGGTGGTAAGTCCATCACATATTGCATCGTCAACATGAAGAAGATCTTCCAATGACGACCATTCATAAAACACTGTCGAATACACGTATCTTTTAGAAACTTTGAGTCATACATACAATCATCCAGAAGCATGAAGGCTCCACAATTTGTTTTTCCTCCACCCACCAGCTTTCTCTGTCTAGCCATAACCCTCTCTATGGCCTCTCTGTCGTAGTCACCATAGACGAATAGGTCAGGAATGAATTCGGAATAAAAGTGATTTCCCTCTTCTGTTCCAGAAAGCACTATTCCCGCTGGTAAATGTTTCTTATGATACATAATATCCTTCACTAGGGTTGATTTACCTGTATTACGCTTTCCTATGAATACACAAACCCGATCATCACTAATCGTCTCGGGTTTGAATTTCTTCAACTGAAGATTCATTCTAGTATAGCGTTCCGTTTTATTTACCAAAATTTTACTCATATACAGTAGGAATGGCTGGTCGATTAAGACTTGCTACATCAGGAATCCAAGATCAGTGGTTGACCGGTGAACCACAGTTTTCATATTTCCTGATGAATTTCAAGAGACATACGAAGTTTTCGTTCGACTATGTAGAGAGCCAGTTTGATGGAAAGATT